TAAATTGAATATATAAACCTATCCCCCCAGCTGTAGAACCATAGCTATTTTTTCCGTTTATCTGGTTTAATACAAAAGCGGTTTGACCGGAAGTAACTCCCGACCAAACAACTTCAATACTAGCAGTTGCATCAGTGAAATTGTTACCAACAAAATTTAGCACACCCTCGTTAGCATCCAACCAAAGCTCAAGCTCTGGTAGGTCGGTTGGGAGGAAACTAGCTCCCGAAAAGATATTCGCAGTTCTGGTTAGCTGTAACCCAAGATTAGGCATAATTAGAAGCTCATCTTGTAAGCGATAACTTTACCACTGGTAAGAGTAAACCCATCCCAATCACCGTAAAGAACGGTTCCTTTGGGGATGGTGACACCAGTAATTGCATCTCCTTCGTAATTAACGGTTACGGAAGCGAACACAGTATCGTCAAGACATTGAATAGCGTAAAAAGGGCCAGCAACAGCAGTCGTTCCGGTTTCGACAACGGCTCCATTAAGACCATAAGGATTAGGGGTAGTTTGGATAGGCATATTAAGTAGGTATGTTTACGATTTCTTCTTGTGTATCTTCGATTCCTCCGACACGCAAGTTATTTTTTTCAGATGAGGAAAGACCACGTTTAAGTGAACTTCGGCTGGAAGTTGGCATAGTCTGTGCTGATTCGACTTTTTGTTGAACAGCTTTAGATTTAGCCGTTTCAATAGCTTTGGAAGTCATCTTACTTAGCTGAGTTTGACTTTCTCTCCCAATTCCAGTGATAAATTCTGTCAATTCTTTGTTTTCTTGGAAGTAACCTTCTTCGCTGGCTAAACGAGAAAATTTTCTTATTTCGGAAAGAGAATCAACACCAGTAGAAGGAAGCGCAGCTTCTTTACCAATAAAAGAAAAAATAGGGTTATTCTCAAAATCCGTATCTGTCCTACGAATAACACCCATGCGGTTAGTTGTATCATTAGTCCTGAAAAAAGAAGATACTGGCTGAGATAATGCTGATTTAGAAAAAACCCCAGATTCAACAAGTTTTTCCATTGTCCAACCTCCCTCTGGAGTAACTAAAGATGGGAATAACTTTGAACCAATTTCTTTTCTCCCTTCTTCGGACATTGAATACCATTCTTTTGCCGTGTTTAACTCAAACATTCGTTTCTCGTGCGCTTCTTTGGCTTCTCTTTCATCTTTAGCTCTTTGTTCTGGGTTAAAACCACGCCAAGGGCCACCAAATTCGGTTCTTTCATATCCCCAAGTTTGATTCCCTCTTTTTGTAAAAAAAGTTTGAGGAGCTAGTTTAGCTCGTTCTCCGAAATAATGACTAGCCCCTCCAAAATCCATATTAAACAGGTAAATTTACAAGAGATTCAATAGGGTTTGAAAAAGAAGACACAGGAGACGATTTTTCAATTTTTAATCCCGCCCTTCCTCGTGTTTTATCTGAAATCTTAGAAGCTACTTTAGTTTGAATAGCTTCTGTTTTAGCTTGTTTAATCTGAAGGTTTTCTTCAGACACTTTACGTCTTTCTTCAGCTTCAGACATAGCTTTTTCAGATCGTTCTCTTGCTACCCGATTTTGCTCTTTCATAGCTGCCGTAGAAACTCTTGCCTCATTAAGCTGTTGCTCCAAAAGCTGCTCTTGCTTACGCATAGATTCTTGCTGTTGCCGCATTAAAGATTGGTTTGGCCCTGATGGGCCTCGTGACATACACATAATAAATAGTTATTGGTTAAAGTTTTTGAAGAATGTTTTGGTTTTGTTCGTTGTATTTGTCAACAAGGAAATTGACAACACTTCTTTTCCCAGCGTTAAACCAGACTTCCCTATCGGATTGGTCAAGAGAAGCGCAACGGTCTGGAATACGTTCCGATAACCAATCAATAAGTTGTTTAGGAATTGGAGGGGTTTCGTCCATTTAATTAGTGACCATAAGGTATGCTTTTCATTTTGGCAAGAGCAAACAGCCCCCTAACGATACTCCGTTCCATGTGGTCTATGGCTGTTTCCCCATCACTTACACAAGACTCATCCCCTTCCCAGCGCATAGCGGCTGTTAAAGCGTGTCGGGAAGCCCTATCTGCGTGGTGACGAACCGTTTCCTTGAGGAACCAGATATGTTCCCCATGCTTGGCTTGTCCTCCTTCCATGACTTTTTCAATCATACCACAGACCATTGATTTCAGGTCTTCACGAGTTGGAGTTAAATGTTTGGTGTCCATATATTTATGTGTTTTGTTTTCTTGTTGTAATCTCCAAACCGGAGGATTCGGGCTACCCGCGCATTGACCAAAGCATCAAGTCGTGTAAGTCCTTGTTTTTCATAAGTTTCCACAACTTTAAGCCACATGGAGTCAAAGTCTTGGAGTTCCCCAAGGATGGTTTCCGCTTTCTTCGGCCCAACTGTCGGACACCCTTTGTAACCATCCACAGCATCACCCATAAGAGCTTGCATCATCCAGAAGCGGTCAGCTTCCAAAGGACTTTGTTCATAAATACCCAAATCCGGTTTGTTTGGATTGTAGCTTTTAGCTGGGATTGTTTTGTAGTCTTTATCAATACCCACAATGATGAACTCCGTGTTCCTGTGGGTGTTTTCGGTAGCCATGATGCCAATAACGTCATCAGCCTCAAGGGTAGGAATAATCACGGCTTTGTGGTTGTAGATAAGGTGTTCACGGACATCCCCAAGACAGAGGGGTTTACGGCTCTTTTTACGGTTTTCTTTGTAGGTCGGGAGAATCCCCATCCGAAAGTTCTTGGAATCTGAAAGGGCAATAACTACTTCATCAGCTTCCAAGTCTTTTTGATAGTTAAAGATACGGTCTTCCACAGCCGCAATAGTTTCTTTTGCGTAGCTATGGAGAGTCCAAAACCCATCACCCCAATCTACCGGAACTTCTGATATAATTGATTGTTGGTATGCGATTGTATCGCCATCTATTAGTAGTGTTCTTTTCATTTATGTTTACGGTATTTAGCTTCTTTGAGTTCTTTTTTAAGTTGGTCAATTTGTATTACTTTTTCAGCTTGGTCTTTCTTTTCGATAAGATAAGGCATAACTAAGGATAAAATATTAAGGGCATTAACTCCGTTGTAGCACAGCCTATAAACAGGTTTACCTCTTTTTGTTAATCGGCTTTGTTTTTTAACAACGGATTGAGGAAAAACAGTAGCCAAAAAGTTTAAAGGATAAGGGTTACAACTTTCTAAACTTATTTTAGGACTGTATTGTTCGTATCTGATACATCCTTCACCGTCTATATATCCCCCAATGTAAGCTAATTCAGTTTCTTTAGGTTTTTTCATGTTAATGTGTTTCTGCCCAATTATTTCCGATACGGAACTCTCCGTCCAAGGGGCAACGGAAATTAAAATAGTCGCCTGAATCTCTAATAGCCTGAACCGATGCTTTTCCAATGGTTTCAGCAGAGGCTTCTTCTACTTCGATCTGCCATTCGTCATGGATGTTAGCTACAAACTTCCAAGGAAAAACTCCACGATAGGCTTCCCAAAGAAAACAAGCGGCTTTCTTCATAACTAAAGCCCCAGCAGACTGAAGCAGGGTGTTTAATGCTGCGTGTTGAGAACGGACTACAAGATGTCTTCCGTCCAAACCTACAAGGTATCCACGACTAGAAGCCTTCTCGACAGCTTCTTTAAGATAACGCAAAGCAGGAGTTTTACGTAAGAAGTTTTCCCGCAGAACTTTACCCTCGTTTTGTCCCTTACCGATGATAGAGCCTATTTTTACATCCCCAGCACCATACAAGAAAGCGTAGATGAAGGTCTTGGCATCGTCTCGTGTAGGGAGTCCAGCAGCCGTTTGGTTGGCTGTATGAATGTCACCCTCCAAAAGCTCCTTAGCATACGCTCCATCATCCCATTTAGCCATGTAGTGAGCTAGGCAACGGAGTTCCAAACCGGAAGCGTCACAGCCCACCAGCTTGTTTCCACTGTCCACGGTGAAAAGTGAACGACACTCTTTACCATAAGCAGCCCTCACAGCAGGGACTTGAGCGATATTGGGGTTACTGTGTGTGCAACGTCCGGTAACGGCTCCATTGGTGTTGACTCGTCCGTGAATACGTCCGTTTCGTTCCAACTTAATCCACGCTTCTTTGCCCTCGGCAAGCTGACCAATCCGCTTTTGGATGGTAAGGTATTCCAATAGGGGTTTGGCTTCTGGGAAATCAAGATTGGAAAGAATGGATTCATCCATCTTCGGCTTACCGTCAGGGGTAAACTCCTTGGCTTCCCAGCCATACTTCTCCTTGAACCTACGAGCAATTTCCTCACGGCTTCCGCAGTTGAATGGAATCTCCTTCTTGAACGGCTCACCCTCCTTGATAAGAGCCAGCGCATCCTTTTGGGTCATGGTCTGTTCTTTGGCCCATGTTTTAGCAAAAGCGGAGGCTTCACCTTTGGTAGCAAACACCTTATCAAAGAAAAGGTAGTGACGTTTCTTCATCACTTCGATCTTTGGCTCAAAGACTCGTTGAAGCTCTTGCTCAATCTCCACACGCTTCATGGCTAGTTCGGCGTAAAGTTCTTGAGCCTTTCGGACATCGAACCTAAAGCCGTTCTTTTCCTGCTTGTAAATGAGTTCGGCAAACTGGTGTTCCAAGTCAACGGAACGAGGGTCAGGAGTCTTGCCTTGGATAAGCTCCCAAAGACGTTTTGTAACCATAACGTCCTGAACGCAGTAATCTTCCATTTCCTGTGACCAGTTCTCAAAGGTGTTGTTTTCCTTGAAGTCTCCTTTGAAGACTTTGAGACGGTAGCCCCAAGCCTTTAGGCTGTGGGAACCGATCAGTTTACGTGGAAACTCAGCGTCCTTTGAAAGACGTTGGAAATCCCGATCTTTGAGGTCAGCCCAAATGTAGCGGGTGAATACAAGGGTATCCAATACCCGCTTTGGCTGAAATGATGGGTAGAGCTTTTGCAAAACCGGAACGTCAAACCCAAGGGAATTATGCCCAACGATTTGCGTAGCTGATTCCAAGAGTTTCAACCCCTGTTCGATATTCTTGAATACCGAATTGAACCGACTGATTTCACCTGTCTCGACATTGTAAGTAACAAGGCAGTGAACCTTGGTAGCTTTCTCAAGCAAGTGATCTGTCTCTGTGTCGAAAAGTAAGGTCATTTGTTTACCAAGAACTCAGGGCTTCTTCTTGAGCAACTTCACGATCAAAATACACAGCAGGATAAGCTGTTCCCTCACAACGTAGAACGTGCATTTTACGTCCCTCTTTGTGAGCTAATCTTTGAGCTTCGGAAACAGCAGCTTCTTTGGTTTCGTGACGAACAAGTGGTTTTTTTCCGGTTGGATACGGATTGAAAACACACCACCAAACTGTAGGCACTACAGGAACTTTAGGATTAGAGTTCATAAGGTAATTCAAGTTGAGTTTCGGTTTCTTCTTCTCTGATCTGCTTAATCAGCTTTTTCTTTTGGTTGATGGACTTGGGTTTGCGTTTCAGCTTTTTAGAGAACTCAAACTCCATTTGTTCGTATCGTTTGTTGGTTTTCATGGGATTAAAAATCACTGTCTCCTTTTTTATTCAGTTCTTCAGGAACTTCCGCTTCAATGTGGGTTTCACGCAAGCGTCCCTCATCAGGGATGTAAAGTAGGTTACAAGCTAGTCCGGTTTCACCGCTAAAACGGTTCTTTAAGACACGGACACGAGTAATGTGCTTGTTCTGCTCGTCTTGTTGGTTTCTTTCCAATCCCAAAACCATGTCACTCAGTTGGGCAATACCAGCAGAGCCACGGAGTTGAGATAATGAGGTTGACGCTCCTTCCTCGTGCCCCCTACCATCAGGTCTTTTAAGGTGAGACACGAGGATAACTCCAATCTTGAGTTCCTCGACCAAAGAACGGAGCTTGGTCATAACTGAATCAATGAGCCGTCTTTCGTCTCCCTCTCCAAACGCACTAACTACAATAGACAAATGATCGAGAATAATCCAACCACACTCACACCCATGAACCATATACCTAATGCGGTTAAGGAGATTAGAAGACTCAATGGAGCCAAAATGGTCATAGGTAAAGAACTTACCCCCGCCGATGACTTCATTAAACGCTTCCTTGAGTTGTTCTTCGGAGATATTCATGTCCAAATGTAGCGGACGGTTAAGATGAATACCCAGCATCCCCAAAACGGTTCTGCGAACACTTTCTTCAAGGGCAATGTATCCAACGGTTTGACCGGACTGAACAAGCCAGTGAGCAATCTCACGGCATATCTGGCTTTTACCGATACCACTTCCCGCTGTGATAGTTACAAGCTCACCCCGCCTCAGACCACGAGTTAGGTCATTCAACCCAATCCAAGGGTAAGGCAGGGATTCAATGCGTGGGGCATTAACAAGGGCATCCCACATTTGAGAAGCGTCAACAATCCCATCAGGTCTGTAGCTTTTAGCTGACCAAACAGCATCAATGATCTTGGCTCCCTTGCCATTAACCAAAAGATCGTTGGCATCCTTGGCTTCAAGAGTAGCGATTTTGGCACGGTTAGGCTTGAGGATTGAGGCACACTCCTTGGCCGCTTTAATTCCATGCTCATCATTGTCGAACATGAATACCACAGTTTCAAAGTTATCAAGGTATTCGATGTTGGCTTTGATAGCTTTAACAGCCCCTTGTGCTCCGTTGGGAACGGACACCACAGGCCACTTGTTGTTTTGAACTTGGGATACCGAAAGGGCATCAATCTCCCCCTCCGTGACCACAAGCATCTTACCGCCATCCCGCCAAAGATGCTGCCCATAAAGGCCCATCTTGGAAGCATCGCCCTTGATGATAAATTCCTTGTTAGGGAAACGTAGCTTTTGGGCTACAAGTTCTCCTTGTAGGTTGCGGTAGTTGGCAATCTGAACAGGCTGGTTATTATAGATACCAACTTGGTAGTCCCACTTGCGGACTGTTTCATCGTTGATTGACCGTTTCTGTAAAGGACGGTGTTCACCCGCCACAAATTCAAAGCTCATGTTATTTTTTGGTGTTCTAGCTACGGAAGAATTTCCGTGTTTATATGCCTTACAGCTAAAGCAGTATTCGTGACCGTCTGTGTAAAGAGCATTGGCATCACTTGAGCCACACGCTTCACATGGTAGGTGTCTTACGAGGTTGGAGGAGCCATTCTCTAGGGACTCGTCCGTTGTCTGAATAAAGGAATCCATGTTTTTTGGCCCATTGGCCGTAAGTAGTTTTAGAACGCTTATAGATTTTATTGCTCGCGCATTGGAAGACGAGGCGCAAATCCAAATCAGGGTGTTGCTCTTTTACGAGAAGAAGTTTCTTACGATCTTCCCTACGTAGATAGCCTTTTGCTTCAATATGAATACCATTAGGAAGTATGAAATCTGGAACGTAAACATGAGATTCTGATACCACGTAAGGCAGCTTTTTAGTTTCATATTCAAAGGTTGTGTAACACTGAATCTGGATTGCAACCCCATCTTCCAATTTTGAGCGATACCGTAACTTATGCTTACTGGATTTTTTAAGTCTTTTGTTAGGCATAAGTTAGCATTGTCTCGGTTAATGGAGGATTAAAATTCCTCCCCAGACGTTGCGGTAGTAGTTGGCTCGGAAGGTTCGCTCGGCTGCTCGGAACCAAACAGCGAGTCGCTGAATGTTTCGCCACCCGACACAAAACCTTCTTCGTCAGTGGAGAAGCCGAATTGTTCCGCACTTACCAACTGTGAGGGAGCTTTGAGGTCGATAACCTGAACCGCTTTCAAGCGGAGACTAACGCCAACTCCCAAGGCAGGAACATACCACGGCTTGACTTCCGTTGCGACTTTGAGAACAGAACCCCCGCCGATAAGATCGGTAATAGGAGTTCCCTTTGAGTCGAGAAGGGGAATTTTGACTTCCCAGACTTGACCAGCCTTCGACGTAATCTTGGCAACATTGGAGAATTTGACGGTAACTTTGTTACCATCTTCTTCCCAAGGGAACGCATGAACTTTGAGCTTCTCTTTTTTCAAGAGGGCGCATTGCTCTTTATAGAACTCCCGCGCAATCGCTTTGATCTGCTCAAGGAATGGGGTAGCGTCTTCCACAGGAATAGAGAGCTTCACAGAATACTCGCCTTCCTCCTTGAACTTCGTTGAAGGGGTGTTAAGTCTCGGATACACAGCCACCCCTTTAGGGCTGACGAGACGGACGTATTTAGGTTTATCGTTCATTTTTAACATGAATCCTTGTTGATTCAGCAGAGAAAGTATTCCGACTGACGCACTTGGTCAATAGGAAAATCTTCATCAAAGCTGAAAATTTTTTCTGGTTTGTTTTTGGTTACTTGGCACGAAAGTTGCTGACGAAAATCTTCCAACAAGTTCATGGAAAACATATCGGCGTAAGCGTTTCGCACCAAAGATATTACAGCTTGAACATCACTTGGATGGGTGACGTAGCAATCGTGAATGACTCCAAGGGCTATGCCCATTTCAGAAGCACGTTGGGAAACAATATGAGCCACAGCAGCATCAAGACTATGAACGTAGTTGGCACAAATGGAGTTGACCGTTGTGCGTGAACTGACCGTTGAGTAATCCTCCACCATTGATGAACGATTAACCATCTTTCCGTTCCAGTTGAAATTGTATGACTCAACCTTTGACTTTGGGTAAGCACAGACAACTTTGAATCCGCTAGGTGTCAGCCATTGAACAAACACGTTTTGGTTGGAAACTTTCTTGGTTGTTTCTTTGAGCCATTCCATGACTTGCTTGGGGCCGTTGAGAAGATCACCGATAACATCGCGTATGACATTGCCAAGATACAAAGCAGCATTTCGTCTCATGTCATCCGGTAGTATGTCATAAGTTTTAGGCTCATTGAAGCTGATGCGTTTGAACTCTGCATCTATGGCTTCAAGAGTTCCGTGAGGTTTGATTCCGTAGGGCATAGCCATGACCGGAACCTTGACTACGGAACGTCTTACCAAGCCGCTTTGCAAAAGACGCTTTGGAAGTTCGTCATTGGTTTCTTGGAGGCGTGAAATGACTCGGTTGAGAACCGTCCGGTAAATGTCGTTCGGCCCTGCTTTCTTGGATGGATTCAAAACATTGGTGAGAACGGCTGTGTCCTTGTCCCGACCAAGAAGGGAAAGGATTTGCAATCCGTTGTTGGTTGAATCAATCCCACAAGGAAGGTTTGTTTCAAAGTCTTCGGTTGTTCTGGTGTGGAATCTCCAAAACTCAAAGCACCAAGCCAAGAACTGCCAAGGCTTGTCGGCACTTGTCCACCAAGTTTCTGAGTATGGGTCTTCGGCACTTTTGCGGATATGCTCAAAGTTATCCTTAACCCATTGCAACCGGACTTCAAAACTCTCTTTATCCATGCCGAATTTGTTAGCTCCGTTGATAAAGAACCAGTTGAAATCATCATCATTTTTAAGGGGCTTGGATTCCCCAAAGGTGAGTAACCCACGAGCCAAGTCACTTCCTTGAGGGTGCAAACACTCCGTCGAGTAATACATACGTCCTCGGAAATCCAACTGCATAGGGAACCACATTTTCTCATGTCCCTTGAGCAAGCGAGCTATGTGAATGGTTTTGGCAATAAGAAAGAAGCGGGTCTTGTTCTCGTAGTTTGATCGGTAAACCATGTTGGCCTGTCTTCGCCAATACTTCCGTGCGTCCTCGTTGGTTTCCATGTCGTGAGGCTTGGGAGGTAGGTCTTGTAAGCCGTGGAATGGGAGGATGTCGTTGATGCTGCGCTTTTCTGAAAAGTATTTATCAACCACTTCCAAGACTTGTGTATTGATTTTCCAAGAGACTTTTTGCAGACCGTTAATAGCCTCAATCACGGTTCGCATTGGATTGTTTCGGGGAACCAGATGATGTAGGGAATGGTGGGATTTGATAAGCGGTAGCTTGTTCTCAGGTAACTTATATCCCCCAGAGTATAGTTGGAACGGTTTCCAATCTTCAGGGAGAGCAACCATTGGATAACGAACCGGATTCATTATCTCACAATGTTCATTGACCTTATCTACCCATTTCTTTGCTTCTTCGGACATGACTACGTGGATTTTGTAGCGGAAGTTAGGACTGCGTAGCTTGATAAATTCAATAAGTCCTGTGCTTTGGTAAAACAAATTAACAAGACAGTGACCTATGACTAGCCGTTGTTTTGTATCAAAGTCGAACACAAACCCCTTATCGGTAATGATGTCACGTAAGGAGTCTTGTTTGTGACGCAAAGAATGGTGTTTGTTGATAAAGTCTCGGATGATGTGTTCCCATTCTTTATTGCTTATCTTTGCTTGTGCTTTGCTCATTACCAACCGGAACTCAATAGCGTGTCCAACAAGCAAACACACTCTGTTCATGCCTTCACCAGTAGTTAAGGTGTTGATGATTTCTTGGGTAGTAGTTTGAGCTATTTCCCCAACAGACAACACTTCCCTTATTTCATTGAAGTAAGCGATGTTACCAGCAAGGGTGTTTTTATGTGATTCAAACCATTCTGATATAGCTTTTTCAAAACTAGGTAAGGCTTGTTGCAAAAGGTTACGCCCCCAATAAGTTTCGGAAGTTTGTCCCATTTTGGTGAGGTTGTTAAGCTGTCTGCGGTAGCGTAGCTTACCTTCCTCAAGCTGACTTTGTTCCAAAGCTATTTGATTATCCATTGTTAGGCATACTGATGTTGAGTTTGATGCCCAGAGCTTGAGATATTTCAAGAGCATTAGGGATTTCATGTGACCTATCCACCGGACACATACACCGAACCACAGGGATTCTGTAAGAAGCAATGAGGGTCAAGCAGGAAGGGCAAGGAAGAAGGGTCACGTATAAAGCCATGACTTCATTAGGCTTGGCGTAGCGTAAAGCATTGGCTTCCGCATGGATTACAATGGGCCTTCTGGCATCTCTATTAGACCAATCTATTTCGACACCAGAAGGAACCCCATTGTATCCAACACCAACAATCGACAAATCTTGACGAACAGCCACACACCCTACCTTTTGATGTGGGTCTTCGCTACGTGAAGCCACAGCTACAGCAAGGCCCATAAACCAAGTATCCCAATCGGGTCGGAGTGCGGAAGTGTTGTTCATTTCTCCCCTTCCTTGGCACAAGCCCCCCATCCAGCCCTATCTACCGCATCGCACAGTTCTGTAATTTTGCGCTTGAGCATAGATAATGTTGTGTCCTCGTCATGGTTGCCTATAGTCCTACTACTCGCCCACGAGCTTAACGTCAACAGGCCTCGGTTTAGCCTTTCCTTTCGCGCTTGTGTATATGTATCGCTCATTTATGTCGTTTAAGTTTTAGATGACCAAAATCTCTTGGCTCAGTAACTTCGGACACCTCACCACAAATACCACAGGTTCCCATGTGATAAGTTGCTCCGTAAGGATTACCTTCAGGACGATTACCGTGTTCTTTCCCACAGTTGTTGCATATCCATTGAGGATACGGTTTTAATGATAGAGATTTGTTAGGCATTGTTTAGCAGTTGCTCCAAGGGTGTCCTCCAATACGGTCAGCCGCTTCTTTGTCTCGGCAGCTTTCAGCGATTTCAGAAGCCCTCTGTGCTTCTTCTTCTTCCCTTTCAGCGTCAAAGTGTAAAGGCCAAGTTGGATAAGAAGAATCCTCACGGCGATACCTCACACCTTTTACGCCTTTTTGTTTTAACTCATTGCTTAGTTTCAACGCTGTTTCAAAATCTAAATTAGACCACTCCAGTTGAACGACTTCTTCACCAGATTGAACCAACCATGTTTTCTTTTGTTTTGTTTGTTTGTTTATGCTCATTTTATTTTGACGTATAACTGAATTTTATTTCGTTTGTCTCTGCATCATAAACCACAGCTATCCAAGTTTTAGGTAATGCAGAAAGAACGCTTGAAAGTTTATCTTCATTTATTTCTCGAAAGTATCCATCCAAAGTCCCATTGGACTTGTGGAACAGAACTCTAAACATAGTTGAAGGGCTTACCAAAGACTCGCCTTTTAATCTGTTCGTATTCATGGTCTGAAAGGTAAACAGGATGTAGGTCAAGCTCAGTCAAAGCCAGAACTACAAGAGCTTTGTCCAGATGTTTTAATCGTTCATCCCAGTTTGTAGATGGAATACCATTATAGTGATATTTGTAATTTTCACGGCTACCTAAAGAATTAGCCAAGAAGTTGACACAGTTGCGTTCAGTTTTGCTCATCATGGTTTGTTGGGATTCTCTACGATATTGGCAAACTCATCAAATGAAACATCACAGTTGGCGAACATCGGAACTTTGTTCAATTCCCTGACCACCTTTTTAAGGCTGTTCCGTTCCTTTCTCACTTGGAGAAGGGAGGCTTGGGCCTTACGCAATCTGCGTTGTAGTTCCAAGTTATCAAGGGACAGAATGACGTTACGTTTACCAAGCAAGCAAACTGTGTCTTCCAGAGTTGTTTTAGAAACAAAGGCACTCATACAAGGTTAAATGCTTTAAGAATATAGATGATGACAATAGTAGCCAAAGCCACTTGTCCCAGCTTTCCAAGATGGTGAAGAAAGGCCAACCCAATGAAGAACCAAAACCTTCCAAAGTTTAGAGGTTTGCGTTCCGGTTTGAGGTCGGATTTTTTGTAGGTCAAATAATACATATTAAGCGATTACTTTGAGTATGCGTAGGACTTCCACAACTACCCAGACACACAAGGCAAGCATTGTGAGTTTGGCAAGAGCCACGGAGAACAGGGTTACTAGGGCAACTATAATATCTCGAATTTCGTCTTTATTCATTTGTCGTGTTGATGTTGTTGTTGGTTTCCAGAGCCGCTACAGCGTCTCCAAAATTGGCTGATGTAAGGTGGGCATACCGTGTGGTCATGTGCAAATCCTTGTGTCCAAGGAAGTGCATCACTGTGTAAAGAGGAACTCCACGCTGAACCAGACGAGAGGCACAGGTATGGCGCAAAGCATGGGGAACAAATTCCGCATCTTCACTCCAATCCTTGTTGCTGTGTTTTACGCATTGCCAGACGTAGTTGACGTTACATTGGGTCATTTCAAAAGGAGACGGTTTCCCGCTGGCCCTACGAGTAAGCATCATGTTGGTAACTCGGCTGGTCATGGGAACAGTCCTGAACTCGCCATTTTTAGTGTGCCAAAAAGTGATTTCGTTGTTGGGATGCTGGTCGGAAACAAACCGGACATCTTTCCACTCAAGTTTCAAAGCCTCCCCAACTCGTGCTCCGGTATCAATGAGGAACATCCACAAATCAGCATGGTCGGGACGTTTCAGATGGTTGGTCAGACCAATCAACTCGGCTTCTTCTTCACGAGACAGGAACCGGATACGACCACGATCTTGAGACAGGCCACGAATCTTGGTG